CTGAACCTGGCACAATACCAATGATATTTGTTGCTAGTAGAGAGAACAAAGCAAATGCTTCTAATACTGGCATAGCACAAGGTACTTTGAGCGAAAACGCAGGAAAACCTTATTTGATTAGTTCCCAACGCGAACTAGCTGACTTTTTTGGCGATCCAATATTTGAAGTAGATAGCAATAACAACCCAGTTCACGGTGGCGAGCTTAACGAATACGGCTTACAAGCAGCGTACTCTTATTTAGGTGTGAGTAATAGAGCATTTATTATAAGAGCCGATGTAGACTTAGCTCAAATAGAACCTAGTATTTTCCCTCCAACTTCATTTCCGCCAGGTGGTTCTTTATGGCTAGACTTATCGGATACACAGTACGGTATTCAAGAATGGAACGGTACTGCAAAGCCGGCTACAAATGCACAGACATTTACAACTAAAGCACCTATAACCATTTATAGACAAAATGATGTAGTTGATTATGATAACGAAGACTACACCCCTAAAGGAGCTATAGGTGCAATAGGATCCTATGCAGTAGTGTCTGTTACAGATATTAATAAGTATTGGTATAAAAATTATAGCGGTACTTGGGTAGAAATTGGCTCACCAGCATGGATTAAAAGCTGGCCAACTGTTAAGTCAAGTAAAGCAAATCCGACTCTTACTGCCGGTGCAGCAAATATTACTATTAACGGCACTGTTCTAAGCGTAGATCAAGAAGACCCAACTACAGTAGCATCTAATATAAATGCTTTAGTTATTAGCGGTGTAACAGCAGCTAATCGCGACGGTTATTTAGAAATTTACAGTGATGGTTCTACGTCTGGAGAAGATGATAGCTCATTAGGCGGACCTATTGCAATAGGTGGCGATGTTGCAAAACTTACAGAATTAGGTTTAGTTGCTGGAAATTATTATCCGCCAACAACACAAGCATCAAGACACGTTACAGTACCTGAATGGAAAACTGGCGACACTTATCCTAGACCGAGCGGCAGTGTATGGCTCAAAACAAGTGTTCCTAACGGAGGGATGAATATTTCATTAAAGAAATGGAATTCATCAACTTTACTATGGGACGAAACAGATGCTCTAGTATATCAAAATAATGCAGCTGCCTTAGAAGCATTAGATGTTTCAGGCGGAGGTATTAATTTAGCAACAGGTGTTACTTATACTAAAGTCAATGTAGACAATACTAATCCTGCTAAGTTAAACTTTAAAATTTACGAACGTGTAGCAACCGGATCAACAACTATTACTACAAATTCAGTTACGGGCACAAATCCGGGTGCAGGTACATATACATTCACTGTTGCGAGTACTGATGCAACATATAGTGGGTATTCAACACCGGTTACTGTTTCAGTAACTTTAGCAGGTTCAGCGGTTAACGACTCAGACATTATTGCAGATGCAATTAATGCTGCTGATGTACCAAATGTTACATGTCAAACAACTGATCAAGCTGCTCTAGTAATTAGTCATTCAGAAGGCGGCGAAATTCAATTTGTTGATACCGACGGAATGTTAGAAAATATAGGGTTTGTGCCATACGATAGTACAAATCCAGTAAGTATGCGTTTTTTAGATTATATAGATGGTACTGACGCTACAACTTCTCCAAAGCAATTCCAAGCAACAAATTGGAGAGTGATAGTTTATACTGCAAGCATTGAAGCACCATTTAACGAAGCATCAGAAGGACAACTTTGGTATAGCCCTACATTAGACGAAGTAGATATAATGTACCACGATGGTAATTCATGGGTAGGCTATAGAAATGCGTTTCCAAATACTGATGTAAATGGACCGCAAATAAGAGTTACAAGACCCACTACACAGTCAGACGGTAACGCTTTAGTAAGTGGTGATATTTGGATTTCAACTGGTGACCTAGAGCAATATCCATTGATTTATGTTTTTGATGATACTGTTGTAGGAACAATTGAAGACAAATGGGGATCACCTAAAGATAACACTGATCAAACTACTGAAGAAGGTGTTATCTTTGAGGATGCTAGATATGGTTTAGATGGCGGTACTCCTACACAACAACCAGTAGGAACAATACCACAACTATTAGAAAGCAACTATCTAGATCCAGATGCACCTGATCCAGATCTTTATCCAAAAGGCATGTTATTGTTTAACTTACGTCGCAGCGGATTTAATGTAAAAAGATATGAAAAAAATTACATAGATCTAAATGCTCAAAATCCTAGATTTATAGATGTAGGCACCGGTGATGACGAAGAAATGGAGAACTACTATCCACATAGATGGGTAACAGAAAGTCCAAATCAGATCGACGGAGCTGGAAACTTTGGTAGACTAGCTCAAAGAGCTACAATTGTAAAAAGATTACAAGCAGTAGCTAATAGCAACGAAACTATAAGAGATAGTGAAGTATACCAATTTAACTTATTGTCTTGCCCAGGTTACCCTGAGCTTACAAATGAGCTAATATCACTTAACTATGACAGAGATTTAACTGCGTTTATTGTTGCAGATACTCCGTTTAGATTAGATAATTCAACACCTAGCTTGCAACAATATGCTACAAATGCTCTACTTGCAGCAGAAGACAATGAGCAAGGACTAATTAGTTCAGATCCGTACCTAGCATACTATTACCCTAGTGGTTTTACAAGTGATAATTTTGGTAATAATGTTGTAGTTCCGGCATCGCATATGATGTTAAGAACAATTACATTAAGTGATCAAGTTTCATATCCTTGGTTTGCACCAGCAGGTACTAGACGTGGAACCATTACAAATGCAAGTTCTACAGGATATGTTACTAGCGAAGGTGAATTTCAAGTTGCGACACTTAGCACAGGACAAAGAGATACGCTGTACGAAAATAGAATTAATCCAATCACATTTATAAGTGGATCGGGATTAGTAGCATTCGGTCAGAAAACTAGATATGCTGCTTCGTCAGCTTTAGACAGAATCAATGTTGCTAGACTTGTAATTTATATGAGACAGCAACTTAAGAAACTAGCTAAGCCATACCTATTTGAACCTAACGATAAAATAACAAGAGATGAAATTAAAGCATCTGTTGAAACTTTAATGTTAGAACTTACAGGTAACAGAGCTTTATATGACTTCTTAGTTGTATGTGATGAAACTAACAATACACCGGCTAGGATTGATAGAAACGAATTGTATATAGATATTGCGATCGAACCAGTAAAAGCAATTGAATTTATATATATTCCGTTACGTATTAAGAATACCGGCGAAATTGCAAATTTATAAAGCTAAATATATACAGTTAGGAGCAAAGAAAATATGCCAGTATCATCATTGACTAAAATGACAGTGCCGATAGCAAACGATCAAAGTGCAGCTAATCAGGCAATGATCATGCCTAAACTACAGTATAGATTTAGGGTAACATTTATTAATTTTGGAGTTAGTACACCTACTACAGAATTAACAAAACAAGTTGTAGACATTACAAGACCAAACGTAAGTTTTGAAGAAATTGTATTAGATAGCTATAATAGTAAAGTATACTTAGCAGGTAAGCACTCGTGGCAAACTCTTACTGTTAACTTAAGAGAAGATGTAAACAATAATGTACAGCTTCTTGTAGGCGAACAATTACAAAAGCAATTTGATTTTTATGAGCAATCAACTGGTGCTGCTGGTATTGATTATAAATTTACTACTAAGATTGAAATTTTAGACGGTGGTAACGGTATTCATGAACCTATACCACTTGAAACATTTGATGTGGTAGGTTGTTACATTACAAATGCTCAGTACAACTCCTTAAACTATGCTACTTCAGAAGTTGTAACTACAACACTGGAAATACGTTACGATAATGCTATACAAACGCCAATTGGATCAGGTGTCGGTGTACCAGTAGAACGTACAACAGGAACACTTGCAACAGGTGTCGGTGCGTAGTAAAACTTTTACATTGTAAATTTAAATGGGGGATATTATCCCCCATTTTTTATGGATAAATATTGTATGACTTACAATAATGCATTTTTAAATAACTTAACAAATAGCTACGAAGCGTATTTTGGTCCAAAAGGTAATTTAGCAACTTGGGAACATGCTTCTAAATTATTTTTACATGATAATTACAGATTAGCTCCTAAAGTTCCTTTTTTATTCCATGTGAATTTTGTGCTAAATTCAGACGCTAAAGCGTTATTACCTTCATTGTTATACCAAGGACAAAGTGCACTTGAAATAGGTTTATTAGTAAAAACTATTCAATTACCTAAATACACTCCTAGGGTAGAAATTATTAATAGATACAATCAAAAGAAAAATGTAGAAACTCAAATTGCATATGATCCTGTTACTATTGAATTTCATGATGATAATGATGGCTTGAACTATGCATTATTAAGTGCATATTACAAATACTATTTTGTAGATGGCAATTATCAAATAAGGAAAGAAGCATATACACCTAATTTAACTTATAGTGGTCCTTTGTACAGATACGGTCTTGATAATGAAACTCCACATAAACATTTTTTTAAAGAAATACACGTAAGTCAATTAACTCGTGGTGTTTACCATCGTTATACACTTGTAAATCCTTTATTAAGTAAGTTTGATCATGATAATTTAGATTATGCTACAGGTAACAGAGGAACACAAAATACAATAACAATAAATTACGAAGCTGTATTTTATGAAACAGGTGAAATCGATGCCGAAACTGATAATCCAGACGGCTTTACACAAATACATTATGACGAAACACCGAGCGCACTCGGTGGATTGCCTAAACGAAATCAAGCGCTACCATTAGCAAATGCATTAACACCTCCGCCAGGAAACCCTCCAACATTCAAACCTTTATTACAGGAAAAAGAATTCCAAACACAAGAATATAGGTCAGTGCAAGGTTACAGTTTTGAGAATTTTAGAAGAAATAGATTTAAAACTTTTTCTAGAATCAGAAATCAAAACCTTGTTAAAAATGACTTAAAAATTTACGATTTTTTAAAAATTGACGGTGAGAGATTTGACGTTGTAGAATTTGCAAAAACAATTCAAAAAGGCACAGTTACTGTTCAAGAATTAAGAAACGATCCGTCAGTTTTAGACAGCGCTAGACGTAATTTGTGGAGAAGACTGTATCAAGCATCTGGTAAACCAGGAGGTATAGAAGCAGCTGATAGAGAGTATAATTTAAGAGTTAGTGACCCTAAATTCTTAGAAGAATTAGATAAATTGTTAGGACTATAATGACTGCAAAAAGTAATTTACCGGCCGAGCCGAGAACAAATGATAAAAGAGTTACTGAATTCTTTGATACTTATTTTTCAAAAAAGATTGAGATTGCAACAGATCAATATGTAGTAGTGCAAGGTTTTTTTGAAAAAAGAGGTTTTGAAGAAAGTGCTGCTAAAGTAGTAGCTAGTGTTTTAATACAACAAGCAAAAATAGACGGAGTTAAAGTATTTGAATTTTTAGATACATTAGCTAAATTTACTGACAATCAACTTAGCGATTTAGTAATTGAAATATTAAATCATAATAGAACAAGCAGTAGCACTTTAGGTTCTAGAAATACTAGTAATTTCCCTACAATTGAAAATAGAAACATTTTAATCTAATGCCAAACAAATGGGCAAAGGGAAAGTTTACGCCTAAAAATCCACAAAAATATATGGGAAACAAAGCGCCAACATATCGGAGTAGTTGGGAGTTTGTGTTTATGAAATTTTGTGACGAAAATCCTCATATAACTGAGTGGATCAGCGAGCCTATGCGCATACCATACATTAATCCAATTAAGCAATGTAAAACTACATATGTACCGGATTTTTTAGTTGCATTTAAAGATAAAGCTGGTGTAAGAAAAGTACAGCTAATAGAAATCAAACCAAAAAAGCAAATTCTAGGCGAAGCACGTAGTCAACGTGACAAAATTCAAGCAGTAATCAATCAAGCAAAATGGCAAGCTGCTGATGCTTTCTGCAGACAAAAAGGTATTGAATTTAAAGTTATTACAGAAGACGATATATTCCATCAAGGATCTAAGCGCAAATAAATACTAGTATATTATAGGATATACTATGACAAAAAAATTAGAAGAGCTTTTTGATCTGCCTGAGAATCAAGAATTTATAGAAGAAGAGCAGGACCAATTAGCAAAAGAAAGCCAAGATGCACAACACAAGCGTCGCTTAACTAGGGCAGAAGAAGCTGACGAAATATCTTCAACAGTTGATAAGATTACATCATCATTACCTCGAGTATCTGGGCTTGGAGCCAAATCGGATCAAGAACTAGATGACATAGCAGACAAAGCCGTGCAAAGCTATAATGATCTAATGGATTTAGGTATGAACGCTGAGTTACGTTACAGTGGTAGAATTTTTGAAGTTGCTGGTTCTATGTTAAAAACTGGCTTAGATGCAAAAGTTGCAAAGATGGACAAAAAGTTAAAAATGATCGATTTACAATTGCGTAAGCAAAAAATAGATCAAAATACAAGTGAACAATCAGAAACAATTAACGGTGATGACTTGGTTATAGACCGAAACGCTTTGCTTGATAAACTTAAAGACATAGATAAATAATATATTAGGAGTGTTAAAATGAAAACTTTTTCTGATTTTTTAACAGAGTCTCAAAAAACTTACAGTTTTATTATTAGGGTAGCTGGTGACTTACCAGACAGATTCGCAGATGATTTAGAAACTAGCTTAGATAAATTTAAATTGGTAAATTTATCGTCGGGTAAAAAATCACCAATACAGGCTAAGCCCCTTGATTTCCCGCAAATAGAAAACTGTGAAGTTACTACATACGAAGCAGAAGTTCAATATCCTACAACCCCGCAGGTATTGCATAACTATCTTTCTAATTGCTGCGGTGTTAATGCAAGTTACATAACTGTTAGAAATGAAGGTGATCCTTTAGAAGCTCTGCAAGCTAATAAAGACGACGACGCTCCTTACGAAACATTGTTAGATAAAGAAGACATGGGCGGTGAAAGTGCTCAAGATTCAGTTGGTCCTAACAGAGTAATGGAATTACTTAAAGAACTAGAAAAAGATAGATCAGAACGAGAAGTTGATCCAGTTGCAGAAGCACCGAAAGGCGAATCAAAAGACATATCATCTAAAGAGAACGCAAAAGCAGTAATAGGAAATTAATATGAATCATGATCTAAGAAAATATGCAGATATAATAGCCGAAGCTGATGATGAAATGGGAAATAACAGCAGTTATTCAAGTAGTACATCAGTAGTAGTTAACGATAACATGCCAAAAGAGTTAAATGATACCTTAGAATATTTGTTTTATAATGATGCTGATTATCAAGAAAAAAGTTTCGAAGAAATAAAAAAAACAGTAACCGATCAATTGCAATTTTACAAAATGATAGGAAATTCTGGTATAACTAAATTAAGTGACCAAGAAGAAAAAGCAAAAGCAGCAGCAGAAGCTTTAAACATAATGTTTCAAGAAGACGATTTCGGTGAGTTAAATTGGAATGAAGTAGCAAACGAATTAGATCCAGATGCAGCATCTACAGCTGATACTACAGACGAGATTCCAGCAGCTCCAACCGGCGGTACAACTGACGACGATGAGCCTAATGATTTTGGTGCTGAACCACAAGTAGATCAACCCCCAGCTGATCAATCAGGACCTAATCCAGAAGATGATTTATACGCAGACGACGAAGGCGATTTTGCGCCAGGTAGCACACAACCAGCAGACGACTTTGATGACGAAGGCGAAGGGAACGATTTAATAAATCCTTATGGAAACATTACAGTTGACGATAGCGGTGCCTTAAACAAACCAAATCTAGGGCAGCCCGAGTTTGATCAAGAAGGTAATGTAATATCAAAACCAAATGTGCCTAACAGACCAGATGTATTTGATCAACCAGTACCGGGTAGTTCAGGTAGTTCAGGTGCAACGCCTAACAGACCAGATGTATTTGATCAACCAGTACCGGGTAGTTCAGGTAGTTCAGGTGCAACGCCTAACAGACCAGATGTATTTGATCAACCAGTACCGGGTAGTTCCGGCGATAGCGTGCCTGATCAAACTCCAGTCGGAGGCGCTGGTAATATAAGTGATAGACCTAGTGCAAGTGATAGTCAATCAGCACAGCCAACAACACAAACACCAGAGCAGCCTAATTACTATCCTGGTGTAACAGAACCAAATTATAGACAAAGTCTTGCTATTGCGCAAGAGCAGCTTCGACGGGCTCAAAAAAAATTATCTCAAGGAAATCTAAGTAACTTAGACAGACTGCAGGCACAAAATCAAGTGCAGATACAAAAACAAAAAATTAATATATATAAAACCGACTTGATTCCAACTCCCCGCACAGAGAAAGGTAAGCTGCTTCATCATCGTAACATGTTAAATAGATCAGCAGTAGCATCAGGGCAAGCTGGAGATCAAAAAACTAGAACAAGCTACAAAAAACAAGCAGCAGAAGTTAGTCAACAATTACAAAAAGTAAAAGAATCAAAACTTATAGACTTACAAAGTTACATAAATAAGTTATAGGAGATAACATATGGATATGGCAAAGCTATTAAGCCTTTTCAAAGACGAAAATGATACAGCTGAAACTTCTAGTTGTGATATGTGCGGAGGCGATCATAGTCTCGATGAAGAATGCGCAGTAGAAGAAGGTTTTGAAGATGCTACTACTGAACCTGATCCAGAGTTTCGTGATACAAAGTACATGACAAAGAATTTAGCCGGCGGTCTTAATAATGAAAAAGGATCTTATCCAGCAACAGCAGGCGGCGACAATGCAATGAATACAGAAGATGACGAATTATTAGAAAATAAAATTAGAGCAGAACTTAAAGCACTATATAAGTTGTAATGCTTCACAACACAAGTAAAGATCTATTATCTTTAGAATCAGGACAATGTAATTTTTTAACAAATGCTATTGCTATAAAAGATATACAAGGAAAAATCAAACCTTGTTGTGGTTTTGGTACTACAGATCTTAGTTTTAAAATACCTACTGTTTTTGATGTAGATTCTTTAGATGAAATTTTTGTATCAGAAGTCTGGCAAAATATAAGAAAAAATTTAAAAACAACAAACAAAAGCTATCATGCTTGTAGTAAATGCTGGAATAAAGAAAGCATGAATATCGATAGCTTGCGTATGTATGCATTTGAACATTCTGCCCAATTGAAAACAATTAAAAAAAATAAATTACAGTACTTAGAAATAGCACTAGATAATACTTGTAATATGATGTGTAGAATGTGCAGACCGGCATGTAGTAGTAAATGGTTAAGTGCAAAAGATGTTACAAATAAACTTCAAAATTTAGAACACGATCACTTTTTAAATAATAATTTACAAGCAAAGCGTTATAGTGATAAATTAAACTTAGTTTTAGATAATACTAATTTTTCAGACATAGAAACTATACATATAGTCGGTGGTGAACCATTCTATAGTAAAAATTTTTATAAACTTTTAGATAAAATAGGTAGTCAAGCTAATTTAGAAAAAGTTAAATTATCTATATCAACAAACGGTAGTATTTTGCCGAAAGAATATTTTTCTTTATTTAAAAAATTAAGACAATTAGAAATCTTTTTTAGTATCGATGCAGTAGGTGATTTAGCTAATTGTATTCGTTGGGGAGTTGATTTTTCTTTAATTGATAAAAATATAAATGATTGGTTAACACTAAAAGATAATACAAAATTTATTTCTTACACTACTTTAAATATTCAAAATTGTAATAAGGTAAATGATATTATTAACTGGAACGTAAATAAAAATTTATCTTATACATTTAATCCTTTAAATCGTCCGAAATATTTAAAATTAAATCAACTACCTTTGCATGAGAGAAAAAAATTTAAAATTGATAAAAAAATATTACAGAAAAATACCAAACTAAAAAACATTTTATATGATAACAATCTTGATACTAATAATCTTAAGAAATTTTTAGAAAGTTGTGAAATACTAGACAAACATCAAGGTATACAGTTCGAAAAAGTAAATCCTGAGATTTATAATCTAGCAAAAAAATACGCAGTTTACTAATTTTTTGCTAAATATTTTATGAATAAATCTTTAGATGGAACTTTAACAAAAAAACCACACCAAAAACAAACATATACTCAAGAACAAATGGTCCAGTTCGCTAGATGCACGGACCCCGAAACAGGTTATTTGTATTTTGCAGAAAACTTTGCACATATTCAGCATCCCGTAAAAGGCAAATTGCTATTTGATCCATATGAATATCAGCTAAGGTTAATGGATAGCTATCATAATCATCGATTTAATATTAATATGATGCCTAGACAAACAGGCAAAACTACTTGTGCTGCTATATACCTTACTTGGTTTGCAATGTTTAATAAAGATCAAACTATACTTATTGCAGCACACAAATATACAGGTGCACAAGAAATCATGCAACGTATACGCTATGTGTACGAATTGTGCCCAGATCATATCAGAGCCGGCGTAACAAGTTA